GTCATGGACCGACCGGATCGCCTGTCCTTCATCTGCCCTGCCGCACCCCATCTAACCACAGCTAAATCTTGATTGTCCATCCAAGCCGTTTCGCCAATCAAGAACGAACTTCTCTGATCTGGTCAGTTGATCACTCATCAGCAATACTCTCCAGAAAATTCTGTGCGGCATCTTCAGCCCGAACCTGAGTGATCAACTGATCGTGCAGCTGATTGCGATACTTCTTGTATTGCTCTTCGACCAGGCGCAACACCTCGTACCACACCTGATCCTCATACACGTCGAGTGCTTCCTCAATTCGCCCGGCTCGCTCCATCGCAAGGTCTCGTGATATCCAGTTGTCGTAACTCATTCCCGCAACATTTCGGACAGGGGAATGTTGAGAGCCCCGGCAATGCGCCGAGCGGTTCTCAGTGTCGGACTGTGAAAATCACTTTCCCACTGGTGAACGGCCTGGCGAGATACGCCCAACCGTTTGCCTACGGCTGACATCGTCAGTCCGTGCTTTTTGCGTGCCGCTTTGATTCGTTCACCGTCAGTCATGTGCTGCTCCTGTTGTTGCGTCAGAGAGGATCTCAGGGGCGTTCCCGGTTGTTGCGGGTTTAGCATCATCCAGAACGTGCCGGCCCCCTATGAGCCTGTATGTGAACGGCATGCCGTCTTCCACACACGCAACGATCAAATTGATTACAGTCGCCTTGTTCCTGGTCGTAACCACCACTGTCTCCCGAAAACAGCGATCACCATCGGCATCGGAAATGTTTCCATCTGTTCCATCTGATTGAGCCAGGTCGCCCAACCACTACCGGTGTATGGATGGACCTCGTTGTTTTCGGACCAATAGCTACGAGTCATCCACGCACACAGTGTCGCATTGTCCACATCAGTCGATGTCGCACCGACAATCAGATCCGACTTGATATCTCGTTGGGTGTAATTGCAAAGCCGAAGGTTCCGGCCCAGGCTGTTTTTTACATCAACGCTCCTGCCGTCTGGTAGATAGAAATCGACACCACCATCACCACCAGCGATGTAGCCCTGGACTTGTTCGAAGGGGATGTCATACACAAAGGCGTAGGCATACTCTCCAAGCACTCCGACATAGTCATTGTTGTGACGCAGCTTTAAAGTCCGCATCGACAAACGACCACCGTGCGTTCGCTCCTGCGCCTTCTGTTCGATTTCCTGCATCGTCTCCGAGTCGAAATAGACCGTCCAGCCATCCCGCCGATTCATTCACCGATTGGTCCTAATCATTACACACCTACCTCATCACAGACACTTGACCGGAGGCTGAAAAATCCAGCCAGCTCCGGCACCGTCTGCATCAGGTGCCTCGCATACCAGGCGCGATAATCGTTGCAGAGTTTGAACGTCTCCTCCGTGTCGATCTGCATCGCTCGATGCCATCGCAGCACCTCAAACAATCCACCGATTCCATATCGCTTATGACCCCGGCCTTGCAACATCATGGCGAGGTCCTTGAGCTGATCGAACACCCAGGGATGTGCGGAGTGGAACCGTTCAGCTCGCTCAGGAATGGACAGAGCGAGATCAGATTCTGGATCGCCGTCAGGTGTTTGCACGGTCGAGTCTTGCCGCTGTAGAATGCAGGACAGCTGCAACTGCTCTCCTGCTGATCGACCAAATACTCCTGCCCCCTCGGGGATGAAATTCGCCATGACAAATCGGGCAGCGGCTCAATGCTGTAGCCGCTGCCCTTTACCTCCAGTTCAAAATGGGAGATCCTTGTCGTCGATTTTCCCCGATGTCGATGTCGCTGCCTGGGGCGCGTTGCCTTGAGCTTCAAGTACGATCTCTCCCTTTGTCTGATCTTCAAGACGCCATATTGAACCGATGTTTCCGTAAGTGTTTCCGTTCTTCTGACTGATTTGATGCTCGACCACATAACCGACGCGAATGCCGACCAACTCCTCATCATCAAAAAAGATTGCCTTGTCGTCGGACAGAGTTTTCACACCGAGTGCAGCACACCGGAATTTGTAGAGATCACTCTGATCGTGTGCGGATAGGTTCATCATCTTCTGGACACTGAACGGACGACCATCCTCCATCATGTGTCCGAAACTCTGAACCTTCACCGCAACCTTGTGCTTCACGCCGTACGCTGTCTCGATATCACCCAGGTCGCGAACTTCGTAGATGACTCCCTCATCCGGTCCATCTGGATGAGGCAGGAACTCCGTCCTCGGCAGTTCATATCTCGCCATCTGTTTCCTCCTACCAGTTTGCCCATTGTGATGGTGCCGTGGCGTGCAGGCCACTTAGCTGGACTACATCGGGCTGGATTGGTGAGAGCACCCGTTTTCTTATGGTCTGGAGGGAATCAGACCTGGGTGCTCGAATTCCCTCCATTTGATTGAGTGCCCGAGGCGTCGCCACTCTCCCCCAAGCGACAACACAGTGATGACCGAGGTCTCTCCCCACAGTTCCTCAATCGCGACTCACTCAGTGTATGCTCGGGCACTTTTTTTCTTTTGTCGTTTTCCAAAACCTTCTCGCAGTCATCGATCAGTTCGCACATTTCCAATGGATCGCACGGAATCTCAAAGTCGATCGACCAGTAGTATTTCTCTCGAACCTCCGTCAGGCATCGCTCGACCAGATCGAGAAGATCATGACGGTTCACCGTCGACCTCCAAACGATCCTTTGGCGTGTCCCAGGTCACCGTCACATCCGTCACGGTCCCGTCGCGCATCTGCTTGATCACCAGGTTCGCATCCTGGGGGATCGACTTGCCGATGTGATTGCTAATGATGTTCAACAGCTCGTAGCATCCACACTGCACCCGCTCGGTGATGACGTAGTCGTGATTCAATTTCTTCCCCTCATCGTTCCGGTGTCCAGACGCAGTAGACGACGACAGACGTGACGAGCTTGTCGTCGTTTATACGCCGCACATGCCCTCGCACTCATCCAGAAATGACATCTGGCCGTGGTCCTCTGCCGTTGTTAGGTCTACCTCATCTAGAGGTTTACAGGATCGGTGCAAAAACGGCGATCCCGTCACGCCTGGATACGGTTTTTTCCGTAATTTCTGGTCAAACACCACGGCACTGTTCCACTCTGCTGGCTGATTCGCTTTCATATCCCGCCACATAGCGTTGCTGTGATACGGGCATCCAATACACGCTGATTTGGCTACTGGATGGGGCCAGTTGCGGTCCAACCACTTCTGGCAGTTGTTGCGGTCCATACGTAGATCAATAAAAGGGTACTTGTTCTCAAGCCACTTCACCCCAGAACCCTTCATCCTCTGCATTTCATCGACGGTAATTCCCATCCACTGTTCGGCGTTTTTCTTTACCCGCTGATGGCCCTTGTATCCCAAAAGCTCTCTGATCTTGCTTTGTATGGGTTCGATTTTGTATTTCTTAGTGCATTGTCGCCATAGCGTCCCGCCATCATCCGTTCCATCACCGTCTAAATTTTTAACGTAGAACGGTGGCTGGCCCGTGCGCCATTTTTCCCCGCCCTGCTGATACTGCTCAATGTTGTGCAACACATCCCGGTCGATGCCGTGGGAGTCACGGCGTTTTACGACGTGGATCGTAAAGTTGTTTTCCCTGCCGTAGGCCATCAACCGATTTAGGTGAGCATAGACGGACTCCGGTTCCCAGCCCGTATCGGCAAAAATGGCGCAGTCAGCCCGTTCGATCTCACCGCGAATCGACATCAGCAGCAAAGCCGTGCTTTGCACCCCAGCACCCAAGCTTATAACCTTCATCGTTCCGGTGTCCATACGCAGTAGACGACGACAGACGTAATCGCCACGATACAGGCCGTAGCGATCGCTCGCATGATTGCCCAGGTCATCGGACCATCGACATCAACGCATCCAGGTCTTCACGCCTGTAGACTTTCCATGCCTTACCCTCGGGTAGATAGGCCTGGATTAGTCCCTCGTTGATTCTGGCGCGAACATACTTATGCCCCATCCCCAGGTAACGAGCAGCCTGCGACACGTTAAACCATTGCTGGTCGACAGATTTCTTCTTGTCCGCTTTCGCCTTGCTCTTGCCCACAGGGCAACCTACCTTTCTTGAACTACCGGCTTACCGTGTGATGGTGCCGTGTAGTGTTACGTGCCATAGGGAGGGCTTTCCGTGCAGGGAACCCTCCCACTTTTTTGCCGTTAACTGATATAGTGATTTCGATCTGAAAGCGTCAAACACGAATGCATTTTTACAGAGGATCTGCTCAACACGCCTGCTTGTAATTGTCTAGACGTGGACCAGCCAGGTCACGGAAAGACACTTTCCCTCCCGTCACATTGTGAATCTTGATCATCGAATCAAAGCTGGGAAATTTTTCGCCCGTGATCAGCCGACCGACGTGCGTTTCGGAAAGATCGCAAAGGGTTGCGAAGTGAGCCTGGGTGAGCTTTCGCCTACTCAGGTATGCTGACAACGTCATTCTTGCCTCCAAGGGTGAGAACCCTTCAGGGAGAGGCGTGACAGGATAATAGCGTCAGCAAAATGACGTGTCAATAAGGTTGCCCGTAAGGCAATTGCCCCAAAGGCACCTAAGTCTAATACAACCCAAAGGATAAAAAAATTGGCCGGAGTGCATTTCTTGCCCGGGAGGCAAGGTATACATTCCTTATTGACGATGGTCAATAATGGGGGTATATTCTGTTGTGGGCAGAAATCCTGCTCCATCACGATCCACAACGACCAACGGAGGCTCACAATGGCAAAACGGTACGAACGGATCGAGAAGGGACTCGTCAGACAGAATCGCGACGGCGTCTTCTACGCAGACTTCCGGCCAGAAATCAAGGGCAAGAAGGCGAGTCAGATACCGGTCAAATATGTGAAGATCACGGATGCCGCTGGAAGGCCCGTCAATGGTATCCGCGAGGCTCGGAAGTTTCGCAGTATCTGTGTGAACAAGCGCACCGAGGAGATCACCGTCGCGGCCAAGTTTGAGGGTCGTCCGCTCCGCATCTCCGACCTCCGCAACCTCGCGGTGGATTACCAGGAAGAGCACAAGAAGGCGACCTCGACGCTCAACAATATGCGCGGGTCCTTCCGTCGCATCCTCGGCTTTGAGGGTGACAGGAACGCCAAGCCCCTTCCGGCCCTTCTCGATGACCTCAAGCTGGTCGACATTCGCCGCCAGCACATCATCGACCTCCGCAAAGCCCTCGGCAAAGCCTTCTCGCCGAACACCGTCAGGGGGACCCTGGGGATGTTCAAGCTCGCTTGGGAGATCCTCCATAGTGAGCGCGAGGACTACACCCACCTACCGAACCCGCTCAAGGGCAAGCACACCAAGGTCGTGGTCAAGGATCGCCGCGTGAAGTTCCTGTCCGATGACCAAGTCCTCGCCCTCTTTGACGCGGCAGCTGATGGTCGCAACCCCGACCTCTACGTCCCCCTCATCACCCTCTGCCTGGGTGCCGGTCTTCGCATCAGCGAAGCGATCCAACTCCGCGTGTGCGACGTGGTCGAGGATGAGGAAGGAGAGGTCTTCATCAACGTGTGCCCCGAGGAGCACGAGGGTGACCACGATATGGAAGGCAAGTCCTTCCACGCGACCCGTCCCCTCTACCTGGACCCCGACGTGGTCGAGGCACTCCGTCCTCGGATCGCAGCTGCCAAGCTGATGAAGACACCCTGGCTGTTCTTCTCGCCGGACAACCCGTCCTCGCCAATCACCCCCGCGTCGTATGGCGACTATGCGCGGGTGACCTGGGCGGACGCAGGCATCCACATCCAGGGTGAGGGCAAGGAGTCGAAGTGGCACTCCCTGCGTCACACGTTCGCCGCCAATCTGCTGACGGCAGGCGTACAGCTCAAGACCCTGAGCGGTCTTCTCGGTCACGCCAACATCGGGATCACGGATCAGTACTACGGCTGGATGGTTCCTGAAGAAGCGTCGAAGGTCACGTGCCGCCTGTCCGGCGACCTACTACGGAGGGTCGCAGCTGCCTAAGAAACCTGGTCAACACCATTAACAAAGCAGGGACCGGAAACGGGGTCCCCGCTGCGTTTTTGGTCAACACACTGGTCAACACTTTAGGCCAAGAATGCCCTATTATGCATCACTTTAAAAAACCGGAGGTATTGATAAAAGCCCATAACTACAGGGGTTTCAGCTGTTTGTAGATTAGGTGCATACATCATCCACATGTAGTAACCAGGTCGACAAAACGCATACCTGGTGCGGGTTTCAGCCGATTCTGAAAACTTGGTCAACACGTTTGGTCGACACTTTAATCATCCTTTAAAGATTTGGTCGACACTCATTGAACTCAACATTATTGATCTCGGTCAATATTTCGACTACTTTGTCGGTGAACAGCAAAGACCAACAAAGGAGGCTCACGATGGCTAACGCCACAAAACATATCCCTGTTGCTCAGGCAGCTCAAGAGAAGAAGGTGTCGAAGCAATGCGTCCACCAGGCAATCGACTACGGACACATCAACGCTGATTTTTTTGGCAATGTACGGTCCGTCGCTGTTGACTCGCAGTATAAGGCCTGGACACCCGACCGCAAACGACAGAAGTCAGCACGCAAACGATGGGGGGTATAGGATGTGGACCCTGGAACTTGGAACAGCCATTCAGCTTGAGTGCGTGCATGATGCGCTTAAACTGGCCCACCAGACTAACCCTAACAGTATCTGCACACGAAGAATGTTGGAAAAGGTTGAAGCCATGGTGGAGGAAGCTGACCGGCAGCAGGAATCGTTCCGAAAGATGCCGGTGATACGACCGTAAACGCCTCTGAGAGGCGCACAGAGAGCCGTAAAAGGCCTGGGGCATATACTGAGTCCCAGGCCTTTTGTGTGCCTCAGATCGGCCCTGTGGGGGTCACGTTTACGGTGGCATTCGAACCATCCGTCCCTTCTGCACGGAGGCTCGCGGCATCCCATGAATTCCGAGTTCACGATCGTGCTTCCTGGCCTGGAACAGTGACATCGGGAAAGCAGCTGCCTTCAGATCCATTTGAGCTCGCTCAATCTGTGGCAACAATGGCTTCTCGCTTATCTTTCCGGTATTTGGATCGATGTCCAGGCGGGTCCGCAACTCGTCTCTTAGTCTGCGCGTTGCCAGATCCGCAGACTCCCAGGTTCCGATCTCCGGTGTCCACGTCTCGGAGCCTCCCAGGCGACCACGTACGGCTTTTTCGCCTTTCGACATCACTCCAGGACCCGCACCCTCGGCCATGACATTTTTGGAGTAGAACCACAGTAAGGCCTGGAGCTGGTCAACCGACATCCCCTGTTCGCGAGCCAGCTTTGCCGTCATATACTGAGCTGCACGATACCCTGCTGCATCGAACACGCCGATGTCCGTGTCTTTGCCAGTGACCTCGGATTTCTTGAAAAGCTTCCAGATCCGCGCCATGTGTTGATCCATCGTCGACCAGGGAAAGAAGTCTCCACCCTGAGCCATGTGAAGCAGTGTCGCCACATAGGTCTGCGTCTTTGTGTTGCCCTTGAAAAAGCCGGACGCGTAGAAATCTGCCACGCGTTTGATTGCGTCCTCGTCGATGAAGGGTTTGTAGTCCTTCTGAATGATTGACAACGGACCTGATTGGACGCGATCCCCACCGATGTCATACTCCCGTCTCTGATACGAACTCATCTTGTCGATCGTGTGCCGCACGTTGAACGGCTCCAGGACCGTTCTCTGAGCCTTGATCAAATGCTTCTCAATCCCTCGCTTGGTCGGCTTGCCTCCCTTTTCAATGAACTTCCTCACCTCGTTCATGACAAAGTAGGTGTCCATCAGATTTTGCTCGACCGGCGACTGCTGCGATGTAATGCCAAAGACGACAGCCGCCTCGTTGAAGTTGGCTTCCCCCACAACCTCCTTGATGTTTTTAGCAAACTTCGGATACCAATTGATAATCTCATCAAGCTGTCCTGGATTTACCTTCTCCAGCTCCAGGGCGTAGGCATATGCCTTAGCGTATAATCCTCGCAAATCGTCGATCGGCATGTTCTCCAGGACCCGCTTCGCACCGACCGGTACCGGGTCGCTTTTGCCTCTCCACGTCCCTGGCCCCGTTCTCGGCTCAGAGGTCCGTATGATCTCAATGCCGTTGATCAGCTGATCGGGTGTCGCATCGGGACCGTGGACCTCGAACGCCAAAGCAAGGCCGTCCTCGATCGTCGCGTGCGGCATCGGAAGGTCGCCAGGCATCGGCTGGTGCCACACCTCGCGGAAGAGCGTCTTGCCCTTCATCACCTTGCCGGTCTTTGGATCGATATTCTCCGGTGTCTCGATCGTGTAGAGGAGGTCTCCCCTGGCGAGCCGCTCGTCCACTGTTATCGTGCGAGACATCTTGCCTGGGACCGTCAGCTCTATGCCGTGGTTCGCCTCCAGACGTGCCCGTAAGCGATCTTCCAGATACTGAATGCGATCCTTTGTCAGAGCTTCCCGCCGAAGCGGTCGCATCCCCGCACTCAAACTCCGTGCGGCTTCGTAAATCTTTCCCTGCTTCGCCAAAGCCCGAGACTTCTGCATCAGCTTGACGAATTTTTCTGACCTGGCGGCGAGAGCTGCTGTCTCGGTCCCGCCTTTGATCATCGCACCGGCACCATCCATGATATCCAGGATGTGGCCGGCAGGATCATCGACGGCTCTATCAGGATCGAGCGCGGACTGAACGATGTCCTCCATAGCCATTACGAAGACCTGACCATCCGGTGTCAGAGGGCCATCGTTGATATCGTTCGCTTGAGAGTAATCCTGGGCACCTCTAGCCATTGTCCACAAGAAGTCAACAGCCTGCTCGCGCCCCTTGGGATGGTCGAGCATACGCGACAGATCGAGCAACCCCAGGCCAATATTGAGCGCACTCGGGATCGCATTCATCGGCCTGGCGACCTTCTGTCGCCACACCTGGTCAAGGAAGTCGTTGCTGTCGTAGTGAAGGTGATCCGAGGTGACACCAGGCCGGAAGTCTCTACTCCAGGGAGAGGTGGCAGCAGGCATCGGCGTAGGCACACGACCCAGGCTTTCGAAGTCGGACTGATCCAAGTCAACCACCCGAGTCGCATCGGGTGCAGCTGCTGGAATGTCCTGGCCGATCAGCTCGGGAGGAGGACCCATAGCGTCCGGCTTCTTGGTGATTTGTCCGAGTACCCTGCTGGCGATCCCGTTCATTGCTGTACGTTCCTTCCCCCAGGCCATCCCAGTATGCGATTTGGATCAATACCACTGGTCTGGCGAGCAGTATCATACGCTCCCGAGATAACGTCGCCAGACAGGTGTGTAGTGGTTTGTGAGAGTGCTCTAATGATCGTTCTCAGTTGAGGCCCACGGAAACCAAGCCGTTTCAAAAGGTTCTCAAACGGCCTTGTGCTTGCATAGTCGTGCGCCTTGGCAGCAAGGTTAGGCGCACGCCCTTCGGTGAAATACTCGCGCCCAAAGAGCGCACCCTCTTTTTGGGTTTTGATCAGCTGCTTTCCTATCACCCGCTCACCCTTTAATTGCGAAACATTCTTTACCCATTGATAAGGAGTTAGGATTGCATACAAACCAGACAAGTCATTATGCATTGCGGTATTGCTGAAGTTGCCATACATCCGCTCCGCGACACCCTCGATGTTGAGCAGATGACCTAGCTTCTTTAACTGCTGCGTAGCCTCTCGCCCGAACAGCTCGTTCAGGTTGTTTTCCCCGATATCACGAAAGAGCTTCTTCGAAAAAATCGAACCCGAGAAACCGAGCCCTCGACCAGCTGTTGCCTCAGTGAACGACTCCAGAAGAACTTTGTCCATGAACAGCTGCTTCATCTGGTCCCAGACGAACTGTCCGCGCAAATGGTGCATTGTTTTCGCCTGCTCGGGGAAAAATGTGTCGGCACCGATCGCCTGTTTAAACCGACGTATGCCCTCCTTGGAGCCAGACCGGAAAACCTTCACGGCTGCGTCGTCGAGTAGCTCCATGTCGATGTCCATCCCACGACCAAAAATCTTCTTCACCAGCTTACTGTCGTTGAGCACATGCTGCCGTCTCCACAGGTTTCGATAGAGCTGGTAGGACTCGCTTGCGGCACCCCATTGCGCGATGTTGTCGTCGAGATCGTCCATAACTGCACGATACAGACGCGGTCCATGGCGACCATACATGTCCTTCTCGTAAATTTGCTCACCCAGGATCGAACGGAAGTCGTCCAGATCGGTCAGGTTGTCGATGTTTTTGACATCATCACCCAGGTCGATAAGATTCTTCAACACACCTTTTTGTGCCTTCGGGAACTTTAAAGCTTTCTGACCATAGGTGGAGATGTAGTTGAGCAGATTCGTCATTATAACCGGCGTCTGTCCCCCTCGCGGAGCCGATGCAACAAATTCATCCCAGGCGACATCGGCCAGGTCCTTGGTCAGTGCGCGTGTTCCCTCTACCTGGCGCACCAGGTTGCCGGAGAATCGATCGATGTCGATGTTGCTTTTTATAGGCCATTCCAGGCCCAGGTTCTTCTTGGTTTTACGCAGGCCCATGCCAAAACTTTTTCGGATGTTGCTGAGCGCACCGTGCAACGCCTGAATAAACGGTCGGTCGATCTCCTTGGTATACATATCCGCTGTCACCGGATGCTGCGACAGCCTGGCCTCACCAAATCGAACGTACGGAGACTCTGTAATCATCCCTGGTTTCAGTGTTGACTCGGGAATGCCCAAATCACTGGCAAGACCTTTTGCGACCGGATCAGTCTCAGCACCCAAACGTCGAAACCATTTTGCTACAGGATTGACAACGCCTCTCTGCAAGCCTCGGAGAGCAGCCATACCTCCGGCAGGGATCATTTCTCCATATGCCCCTTCCAGGAAAGCCTGTTGGCTACCCGTGCCATAATTTTCGTTCGCACCGAGCATATTGGCGATTGTCTGCCTCATGGTTCGACCGAGTGCCGACCCTGCTCCTCCCGCAATTACTGTAGACGGACCAGCAACCACCGGCCCCGCTGGTAATGTCGCCATAGCTGTTGCCGTACCGGCAGCGGTAGCGGTAGCGATCTCGGGAATATCTCCAACCGGATCGGCAAAAACGTCAGCCAGCTCCAAACTAGAGGGGTCGACCAGGCGCACGTTGCCGTGAGGGTCCGCAATCGCCGGACCCTGCTCGGTCATCACCAGGTAGTGGTTGGTGGGGAGGAAATCCTCAATGATGCGATTGCGTCCCGTTTCAGTCACCGCAAACGACGACGCCAGGCGCGTGATGAAGTCCACGCCCGACTCTTTGCTGGTCGGCTTGAACATCACCTCTGTCATCTCAGGGTCCCGAATGTCTTTGTCGGAAACCGGAAGCAGATCAGGATCTGTCGACGCCATCACTATCCTCCAAAAAGACTCTCAAAGAAACCACCGGTCGGCTGCTCGGCCTCGGGCGTCTTCTGCGAAAACCGTGACCTCAACCCCTTGAAGAGTTCAACGCGGTTCGGACCCCAATCCGGTGGAATGGAACCTGAACCATGAACAGCCTGATGATTTCTCAGCTCAGAATTCATCTGGACAAAAACCTCACGGTCGGAGTCGGGCATACCTTCGCTTATTAATTTTGCTGACATGTAGTTGTCGGACATGCCCTCCGTTAGCGTTGAGGCGTTTTTGTTGATGAATTGCGAGCCTATCCTCACCGCATTAATGGCAGCAGGATCATACATCGACTTCCCATCAGGGCCAACGGGTGCAGCAAACGCTTCCAGCCTGCCATCAACAAACTCCTTTGACCTTCTCTGCTGGATGTCATAGAGCGTCGTCATCGCCCGAGCCACGGACTCCGCGAACGTCTTGTCGAAGACCTGACCCTCTACAAGGTTTGTGAGGTAGATTTTGAAGTTCTCCAGCATACCCATCGATTTGACCTGGAGTGCGATGTCACCCTCGCGAACCGTCGCTGGATCGATCGTCCGCTGGAACAGGTTGAAGACGGCGATCTGCTCGGGTCCGACACCGGTGAAGACATCATCCCGAATCATACCGCCAAGCATCGTCATCACGGTTTGGTAGCTGACCTGGGTCTGTCGGAACGCCTTAACAATGGGGTCCTTGTCGATCTGCCCACTCAACTCCGTATACTGGTCGCGCACATCCTGGTCGAACTTCAGAGCATGTGCTTCGGCATCTTGTGTTGCTTTGGCCTCGTCACGTTGGGCCTTCTCTTTATCGTAAGCCGCCTTGTCAACCTTCCTCCGCTCGTCGGCGGCTTTGCGATCCCTCTCCATACGTTCGTAGAGTTCCTGATTGCGAGCCTTGCGCTCTTTATCGAGTCTGGCACCCTCGGCTTCGGTCTCCAATTGTATCCGATCTAATACGCGAGGCAGAGCTCGGGTTATTGCGCCAGGTTCATAACCGGCCAGGCCAGATGCCTGAGCCTGCTGCGCCCTGAGCACCTGTTCACGCGCTTGATCTTCCGTATAGCCGCCTGCACCAAACACAGGCCGCATGGGATCTTCACCGCTCGACAGAGGAGCCGCATCGGGGTCCGGTTCAAACGACAGTTCAGTCGTCGGAGTTATACCCTCTGGAATCGCATACTGACCGGTCAGCTGCGAGGTCGGTAGTTTTTCGATCTCGCTGGCCTGCATCCTCTCGATCATCGACTGATCAGCCACAGTGTCGCGGCCAGCAGTGACACTGCTCGGGGCGGTTTGCAAAATACGCTGGACCGTACGCCAATCCCCCTGGGCACGAGCGTCTCGCAGCTGCTCCCTCAGACCCGTCATCGTCAGCTTGTTTTGCTTCTCCTGGGTTTTCAGGTATGTATCAACCCAACTGGTCGGAGCCGTCTGAGTTGCCCCTAGAAGTCCTTCAAGAAATCCCATGATTTTAGATTACCCCTATTTATCACCCGAGATGGGCGGCGAGACCCTGACCACCCGCTTGGATCAGATTCCCCAACAGACCCCCAAACAGCTCACCAGCACCAGGACCAGGCCGTCCCTGCTGTGGCATCTGCAAGTTTGGTATCGCTCCTGGTGCCACGTTGACGCCTGACAATGCTGACAGAAGCATCGACAGAGGGTTCTGCATCATCGCCAGGCGATTGGCGTCGATGTTCTCTGTGCCCATCAGGGCATTCCACATGTTCTCGTACTGCGTCTGCGATCGGCCAGCCTCTGCACCGCGACGACCCAAGTCCATAGTTTCGGCCTGGCCGACAGCTCCCTGCTGAGCACCGAGCCTGTCGAGGGCAAACTCACTGCCCTCCATCTGCTGACCAAACAGGTCGCCCAGGAGGCCACCTGTAAGCTCGATGTCGGCCCGACGTTCCTGACCAACGCCCTGGTAGAATTTGAGGTCCGCATCAGCCTGCGCTCTCGCTTTGCCCTCACGCAGCCGCCGCCGCGCCTCATCGGCCTGCGTAGACCCCAACATTCCCCGAGCGGCAAGGCTTTGCTCCAGCTCGCGCTCGGCCTGTGCAAAGTCTTCATCAACATCGGCACGGTAAGGGTTTACCAGGTCGCCAGTACGGCCTTCCATGTACTTGGCGGTTTGTTGTGCCAGATCAGCCAGATTGTCCAGGGGAGCCTGCGTCCGTGACAGCTGATCGATGATATGTTGCATCTGACCAGCACCGGCTGCGCCCTCTTCGTAGACCTGACCAGCCTGTAGATCGGGGACGTTGGGAATCTCGTAGGGGTCGGTTGCTGCTCCCGTTGCCGTATTGTAAAGGCTCGCAACGGCCTGGGCAGCAGGACCAAACTGCTGATTGAAAATGTCTTGCTGTCCAAGATTCTGAAGACCCAAAATGCTCGTCAGGGCTGCGTTGATTTTCTCTGTATCGGTTTCTCCAGACAGGCTTTGGAGCAGCGTCGTCAAAGATTCCTGAGCAGCCGGAGGCAATTGGAAGGAGAATTGGTTTTGGGGAAGAATTCCTGCTCCATGTGTTAATACCTGGTTTGTCTGCTCAGTATAAATTCGTTCCGGTGGATCGTTCGGGTCCCAGGTTCCATCTGGCTTATTTGCATTCTCATTTGCCCACGCATCCAAAGCGCGTTGATTGATTACTTCTCGCTGAGCATCTGTCGCCTGAGCCCAGTAAGGAGCATTCCTGTCTGCTGAAGGCTTAGTCAAAGGTCCCCCAGGCGCAAAGGGGTCTGGCTCACCGGGCGGAATCACATATCCCCCAGGAGGGTCGGGTCCCTCAACACCACGTGGCCCTGGAGACGGTGCTCCAGGTGTCGTAATCGCTTCCGGTGGTGATGTTGGTGGTGGTGGTCCACCTTGCTGTGTCTGAGTCGTTCCCAAATTCAACGTCGTCGGTGACGACGTAAACGGTGTGACCGGCGTCGTCAACCCTTCCCCTGTCGTGCCGGTCGTCGGATCGATGGTCGTGCCTGTTCCCACATTGGGCCCAACCACACCAGTGCCTGGATCACTAAATCCTGGCGTGAGATTCGGATCACGCGGAATCGGCTCCACGCCGTCTATGGGGTCCTGGTTTATAGGCTGAAACGGGTCCGTTTCTATACCTTCCGACACGCCCGTTATCGCGGGTCCGGTTACCTCCTCCCCTGGGGGGGTAAAGACCGGAGGTAGTGGTTGTTGTTGTTGCCCCGGTGGTGGTTGTTGCCCCGGTGGTGGTTGTTGCCCCGGTGGTGGTTGTTGCCCCGGTGGTGGTTGTTGCCCCGGCGGTGGTTGTTGTCCTGGCGGTGGTTGTTGTCCCGGTGGTGGTTGTTGCCCTCCCGGTGGTGGTTGTTGTCCTGGCGGTGGTGGTTGCCCCGGCGGTTGTTGTTGCCCTAACGGTGGTCCCGCCATTCCCGGTGGCCCATAACCCAACATTGACAGAAGATCCGCAGTGCCAACTTGTGCATCGATCCCACGATCTCTGGCTATTTCCGCGATGCGTCTGGTATCAACCGTATCCAGAGCCCCGCCCGTAAATCCGCGAAACTGCTCCAGGAATGCATCATTGGCTTCACGCCTAGACGGCTGGGGTGGAGGATCTGTTGTTGGTGGTTCTGCTGAAGTACCGGTATCAGCCCCTGTCGAGGTGACGCTACCATCAGGGTGCTGTGTATACGTGATGCCTCGTACTGTGCTCGTTTGAGGCTGCATGGGCGGTTGTGCGCCCGTCGTAGGTGGTGCGCCCGTCGTAGGTGGTGGATCAGCTAAAGGATTAAGGGTTGCGTGCGGAGTTACCAGGTTCCCCATTGGATCATAATATTGTCCATCAATCAGCGTCACCGGTGAAC